CACATTTTCTTCGCCTTCACCGGCCTCTCTGTGGCTGGATGCCGGGCCGACATGCACCTGCGGCAGATCCTGAACGGCGCGTCGTGCTTCTCGACGTTGATCTGGGCTTTGCAAGATGGGCAGGTGAAAGTCATGGCAGGGGCTAGAAAACCCCCTCCAACGGATCAACGCCGGTCTGCGCCTTTGCCCTGGCCACGAGCTGGTCGGCCTCACGGCCCAGCACCACCATGCGCAGGGCCAGCAACGCCTCCTGCGTGATCGTCTGCTTGCCACGCTTTCTGTTATGGAGGCATTCGTAGCGCACACCGAGGGCATCTGTGAGTTCTTTGTATGAGAGACCGGATCTGCTGAGTAGAACGTTGTACTCCCGCACCATCTCTGGCTGTTTGTCGAGGACTGGGTTGCGTTGTTTCATTGTTGTGATTGTTCCTGGTTGTGGAGCGCGAACTCGTTGATCAGCGCGGCCATGCGGCCCTGCCACTCGTCCGGCATCCGGTGCATGGCCTCCGGTGACATCTCATGCCACGCGGGGTCGTAGAACGCCAGGGCCAGCGCGTCCCGTCCCGGTGTCTTGTCGTCGTCAGGTGATGGGCTGTTCATAAGATGACTTCTTCATTGCGTTAAAATTGATTTGGTCAATCAGGTTGGACGCGAACTTGTTTCTTTCATCCCTTGATCCTTCACCTGTGATTGCATTGAGCGCGCTGAGAAGCATGTCGTCAGCTTTCAGAAGTGAAGTTGCCGGGAACGCCACAACAACCTTGCTGGGATCAACACATTCCACAGCGATAAAACCTTGTTCGGTCATCCTGTCCCGCTCTGCTGGATCTAGAGTTCCAGTTGGAAAGAGGACGAGTTGTTTTGGTATTGTGTTCATGGCTTCGGAAGTTTGAAGAACAGCTTGGCTGGCTTGGTGCCGATGACCTCAAGGTTGTACGAACCCGACGTGTCCACGTTGCCAAACACCGCAACCACCGGCCCTTTGCACGGCAGCTCCCAGCGCAGCACTCCTTGATTGCCTGTCTTGTGCAGGTTGGTCGTTGCACCGGTCCCGCAGTCAGTCTCAGAGGCAATGAGAACACCTACGCCCCTGCTGGTGTCGTAGTCCACACGGGCGAAGTCCAGATCCTCAAACCCGCACTCCACAGCCACATCAGGATGGATCGAGATGATGAGCTTTGGAGACACTTTCTTCCGTGCTGGCCTGATGCAGTAGACGAGCTTCTGGCCGTCCTTGAATCCTGCCGGGGGTGTGGATGGCACAAGTGACGGGGCTTCCATCATCGCGGCTTCGAGATCATCGAGTTCCTGGGTGGTCATGATTGTGTTTCTGACTTAATGTTATAATGATATATTGTCAACTGACTGCTTACTTGACGTTCACACTGCCGACCATGCTGTTGAACCGCTGCACCAGCGGCTGGTCAAGCTCGGAGACCCAGACATCATTCTCTTCGATGTAACGCCACGCCGCCTCGAACCGCTGCTGTGTCGGGTTCTTGCAGAAGCGCAGCATCAGCCGCTGGGCCTCCGTCCGAACCTGTTGCTCGTGGGTCTGGGTAAGGCCGATGTAGAGCTGCCGGGCTCCATAGATCACGAAGACGACGGCTGTGGCGAACAGGGCTGGCCCGAGGGCGGTGAAAGGGTCTGCGGGTGGTGGGTTCATTGTGGTTTGATGAGATTGCCGTGAGAATCAACGAAGGCTGTCTGTGGCACCGGTGTGTTGCAGAGCAGTTGCACCCATGCAGCCCCGAGTGGAGTTGTCCGATAGATGTTCTCCGCCCCCGGTCTGTCATCAGGCTCAATAGCTCCGCACTCCATCAAAATGGTTGCAGATTCAGAGGACACCATGCTCTGGGGTTCATATGCCCGGCATGAGACATGGCAGTGCAGAAGAAAACTGACGGTGGCCGGGCAGCCAAGGGTTACTGAGTTCACGCGCACACCTCCTTCGCATACTGCTCGTGTGCCGACAACACGGCGTCCAGACTGTCCCGTGCAGCCGTCATCCGCTTCAACCATCCTGGACGGGTGGTCGAGGGCTGGATGCAGTCGATGACAGGCGGCAGCATGGAGGCTACCTTCTTAGCTGCCCGCATGTCCTTGATGGCGTCCTGCGGGCCGGCACCCATGGCGAGGATCACGTCGGGCCGGTGACGGCTGATGACCTGGCGCACGTGCTCCACGTTGTAGGCCGGACGGCCTCCGCTGTCACCGATGGCCGGGCTGGTCGTCGAGGCGTGCTCGAAGATTGTGTGATGCGTTTTGAAGTGCTGGCCGAACACGGTCAGTAGGCGGGAGCCGGTGAGGTTCTTGGTGTAGAACAGGTGCCGGGCGATGACCTCGTGCCGTCTGTCGGGCTGACGGGAGAGGAGCTGGTGGAGGGCCGTGGGATCGGGATGCCACGTGTTGGCGAGGAGGCAGAGGATTTTCATTTGGCGGGTGCGGGCTTCAGCCAGTCTTTTTCAAGATCAGCAAGGTTGTTGATCACAATGTCGATGGTCTTTTTGGACACCTTGCTCTGATCATGAATAAGCGCCACAAGGGCCTTTCGTGAAAGCCGTGTGCTGTTGATGGCCCTTGCTGCATTGCCAATCTGCACAATGGCGGATGCGATGATTTCTGCCGGGACGGCTTCTGGTGGTTGTGTGATGTTTGTTTTCATTTGAGGATGCAGTAGGCAACGAACGCGAGAAAGGCATACCCGGCGATCTGCACGGTGGCGTCAGGCCAGTTGTCGATGGTGGAGAGAATTGTGGTCATGGACGGCGTGCCCCCAGCAGTTTCTTCAGCTTCCCCAATATCCTGAACTCGTCGTTGGTGCTCCACGACTTCTCCACCAGCGCAGTGAGCGTGGCAAGGTCGGGGCGGGTGAGGACGACAGCCACGTCACCCTGCTGCAACGAGGCGCAGAGCTTGTCGAAGACCGACATGCCTGACGTGGTGGGCTGGCCGATGACGGCTGGCGGTATGGTGGGTTTCTTGTTCTTCATGCTGTTGTCTCCTGTTTCATTTTATGTTTCTTCAATCTGCCGTGGTGCGGCACGGTGCCACGCGGCTGCGGTATTGTCAACACAGAAAGTGTGATTATGACGTGTGGTCGTCCACAGGCTTGTTCAGCTCCGCGATCAGCGAGTCTGCGTAGCGCACGGAGCACTTCGCCAATGATGCTGGCATCCAGTCCCGCGACGTGTCGGCCAGCAGCCGCTCCATGGCCCGTGTGGCGATGTATGCGCGGACGGAGAGGCCGGTGCTGCTGCGTGGAGTCTCCGTGGTTAATGGCGAAGGGAACGCCGGGGCGTGGGGGTCGGTGGTCATTGTGGCGTGGCCGGGTGGGTTTTCTTGACAAGATTGTACTTCTCCAATGTGTCATTATGCTGCCAAAACGCCCCGACGCTAAAAGAGAAGTGGACGATAACCAGCCCAATTAAAAGAACTGCTCCAGCCATGGCGCAGTCTTCATTTTTCTGGCTGACACCAATTGTGAGAACTGTGATGACAACAGCCCATGGGATGAGCGAGAGTGTGACAATGATGGTCATGGTGTGACAAGAGTGAGACATTCCTCGAAGAAGCAATGCGACAATGGCTCGGTGCTGCCGTCGTCGGTGAACCATATGCACTCCACAGAGTCATCATCGTCTCCGGCAGGCTCCTGCACCGTCATCTGCGGCCCTCCGCTGTTGAGGCGCACGATGTCGCCGCGTTTGAACCTGGGGGTGAACTCCTGTGTGGGTGTTGTTTGTGTGTCCATGGGTGGTGTTTTACAATGAGGGTGCTGTTATGTCAATACAAAAAGTGTTATATGTCTTACCAGATGCCGGCAAGGGGGTCTAAAACAAAACGCCCGCCGAACAGATGACGTGTGCGCTTCTGGCCGGTTCTGCTGCTGCCGGTTGCACCCATGCCCTTTGCACGTTCATGGAATGTCTTCCCTTCTTTCTGAAGCTTTGCCACCAGCTCGCCCACCGGGGTGTTGAGAGAATAAAGGTAGAGCCTGCAATAGTCCACGTTCTCCATGCGTGCAATCTGTGTGAGCGTGCGGAGTTCACCTTTCCACTCATATTTGATGTTTGACCGTTTGTTTGAACTTTGCTCATCCCGTGTGGCCCAGACGCAGTTTTCTTTGGAATATCCCTTGTTGTTGTCCTTGCGTTCAAGTGAATGATCAGGGCTGGGCCGTGGCCCCATGTCCTCTGAAAAAATGTCAAAGTTATCCCGCCACTCGGCGGACACCCCAATGCCGCGAGACCCATAGTGTTTGAACGACGGATGCTTCTTGTTGTAGCACCTTGTCTTCATGGTCTGCCAAATAACATAAACCGGGTTTTTGGATGAATGAAGAACCCCGTCTGTTTTGGTGATCATCTCAATGCGGAGGCACCCACATGACTGCGATGCCCCACGCACAAGACTGCCGTAGAGAACATTGTCCTTGATGACGCCACAATCACACCTGCACTTCCAGCGTGACTGCCCTCTTGTCTGTCTTGGTGCCTGCTCGATCACGAGCCAGCGGTTGAACCGTCTTCCGGTGAGGTCATTGAATCGTGGGTGCGCCATATGTAATGTTTAACATGGAAACATATTAGTGTCAAGATAATGATATAATAGTTCTCTGGTTTGGGAGAAAAAATTCTGGTCAGGTGGACGTGGACTGCGCTCGTGGTTTCGAGGGCGGCCCCATGCCCCCGTGGTCCTTCAGCCTGCGCAGAGAAGTAGCACCCCCTGCCGTAGATCGGTAGCCACATGCAGCCCGGCTTCCCTTGCTTAGGTTCTACTCGTTCTACCAGTTGGATTCAGAATACTAACATCTGTTAATGTAGTATTACATACCACCAATATTTAATAATCGAAAGTAGCCGATTTACTTAATGTACTCATTCTCAACGAAGTAGCTACGTAACTCCTACTAAACGTCTATGATTGACTCCTCATTCTCATTTCCGAGAGGTGCAACTGACGCACCAGCGTAAGCCTGACAATTCACCGTAACTTGTGTGTCTCCGCCCCAATGGCCAGCTTTGGCCGCGATATCTGCGTAAACTTTGACGTGTGCGGGCTCCGTAGGCGCGAGATGGGGCTTTAGGCTACCGTCACCTTCAAGACTCGATTTGAGCCCCTTGGTGCCAATCTGGAGCGCAAGGAGACGGGCTGCCTGCACTTCATCGGCAAAAGTGGCTGCGATTGCCCCCAAAGAAGCATTTTCGGCATCATTTTGCTCTTTTTGGGTGCCTTCGTGACTTAACGTGATTGCTTTGACGTGCTTCGATACTGCCCCTTGAGCACCTAGCACTTTTCGCCGTAGTCCGTGAGCTACTGCCCATGTCTTATCATCAGATCGGCGCTTCCTGATAGCCGTTTCTGCAATCTCATAGACTTCCGCGAGGTCTTTATCCGATGTTCCTGCCATGCTGGCATTCCTCAAGGCTTCCCATGCGGCTTTACTGAGCTGTGGTTTGAATCGTTCTTTGGTGAGCATGGCGATAGTCTATCACATTTGTCAACTATAAGCCGTAAAACGAGATCCAGGGCTTGCCGTAAAACGGTTCAACCGGCTTCCCTTTGACCTGGCCTCCCGCTTCAATCTCAGAGCTGGCCACCACTGCCCAAGATTCGCCCTTCCAAACGTCCCAACTCTCAGCTTGCTATTCCTCCAATGTGCTGGCGTGCGGGGCCATAAAACGAGAACCCAGCCCTTCTCCGTAAAACCTGATATAATAAGATTAACATATCCTTAGTGACACCCTGCCACCCTAAAACGGCCAGTCGCTCTCCCTTTGTACTTTTTTTTTCCTCTCTATTTTTTCTCTCACGTTAACCCAATTCAGCTAAATGTCTGTCCAAGGTGTCACTTAAGATATATTAACTAATTCTTCAATCTTCATAAATCACTGGTTCTCAGTAGTTTGGGATATATAAAATAAAGTAACTACATAACCCCTTTTAGTGGTGCCACCTTATAATGTCATGTGGCATGGTGGCATATATTTTAACCCCCATTTTCATTTTTGGTATGGTCTAATATCAGTCTGGTTGTTTTGACATATTGCCATGTTCCACGTTGGAAAAGTGACATAATAAAAAGCAAGATTCTGTGGTGTAATTGGCTCAAAACGTGCCATAATTTTACTCACTTATGAAAACTCAGCATCCTCAAACATCCCCTACGACCATCTACATGGCACTCTGTCTGCTCGTCAAAGCTCACCAGGTCAAAGTTTTGGCCGGTCTGTCCAACAGGATGGACAACCACACAATTGAGATTCAGCGGTTCTGTCATGCTCACATCTTGCAAGGCGGTGAACTCGACTCAGATGCAACATTCAGTTTTGAGTTGTCCAACGTGCGGAAACTCGTCTTCAAGGTGGATCATGAGCACAAGAATCCCCATGTCTACAGTCGGCACCTTGTGACGGTTCACCCGGCCCCCAAGTCGGTCTACGGTTTTACCGTCGCTGCGGAAGGTGGCGGGAACCGAGACTTGGCAGGGAAAGGGAAATATCACTTCGCACTTGTCTCCCACTTCACACACCAGCTCCGGGCAGACGCTCCGGTTGACTGGGAAGCGCCCGACTTGCACATTCCCACGTTTTACACGGGCCCGGAGGAAATGGCAGACCCGCTTGAGGGTGTCTGGTGATCTCCTTCACACGGTAAAACATCAAATTGTAAAATAAGTCATTGACTAATTCATGGACATGCTCCATACTGTACACGTTGCCACAAGGCACCACGTGGAAAGTAAAAGCCGGAGCCCCTCACACCAGAGCAGGCCGCACGTGAAGCGAGAAAACGAGAAACCCGTGCTTTGCCATGGGGGCAGTTCACAACAAAAATCAACCTGCCCCCTATTCAAAACATGGAAACAGCATCATACCTTCAGGAAATCGCCACCCGCAACAAAGGCAGGGTGGCAAAAGTGTACAACGACAAGCTTGGTTATGGCATCGTTCAGACTTCACGAGGCTTTGAGATATACAACGAGTTCGGGTACGCCGGAGCCCGTGCCACCTTGGAAAAGGCGGTTGCTGAATACGACAGAATGGAAACGGGTAACGCCGCCTTCTGCCATGCACACGGATGCTAGGGCAATTTGCCACAAGGCAGACAGAGAAACAGGAAACCACATAAAGAACATGAACACTAATAAGACAGAATGGCAGGCCTCGGATCAAAGCAAAGCCGAGTACATGGGCATAATTGAGATTGAAGACAACAAAGGAGAATTTCACATTTTTGAAATTCTCTTGATCCCAAACGACCGCTATTTGTTCGGGGGAGCCTGCAACGCGGGCTTTCTTGAGAGCGGGTACATGAAGCTGGAAAATGAGTCTGGCGAGTTTGAGGAGCTACTCGCGGAGCTGGCATGCTACTATGATGACGGGCCTGGCTACGCACCACGCCTGGTTTGTAATGATCGTATGTAAACAAACCCCTCCCCGCAGCCGCCGCCATACGGGTCTATGAAACCTGTCCCGGCGATTGAGGGGAGGCGTTCACAACGAATGCCGACAAAGCAGAGAACAAACTAAAAACAGGAGACAGACATGAGCCTTAAATCAGCATTGGAAAAAGAGCTGCCTAAAACGTCACGCGACTGGCAGGGGAGAGAACAGGCCATCTTCTACCCTAAGGGGCAGATTGTGGCACGGTGCGAATCAGTTGTGCTGATCCGTCAGACGAAAAAACGGTTTGCTGTGGTCTATGACCTGCAAACCAAAAAAGACCTTTCCCGAGAATCCGCGCTTATGGAGTTCGGGGAATGCTGCCTGCATCAGGCATCTTGTGAAGGTCTTTGCGATTGACGCTCAACCACTGCCCCAGGGGGCCTAGCACCTAGCCAGTGCTCCCCCGATGGGGCAGGATTGAACGCCACAAAGGCGGGACGGGTAAAAGGGAACACAAACTAAAACAGGAATCAGCATGAAAACGAAAATGACAAAAGACTGTGAAAACTTTCTCGAAACCCTTCTTTGGGCATTGCCTGAAGACGAGCCGGAAGAAGTGCGCGAAGCAACGATCTATGATTTCTCCCCCGAATTCATCGCAGGGGTTGAGTCGTTTATCAGCGGCTTTCGTAAATTCGCCAGCGAGAGAAACCCGGAAGCATTGGGGCAGGCAGACGAGAGCCCCCGTTCATTCGGTGGAAACGTCTACTACAGTCTCTCCGGCCGTGGGGTCGGTTTCCGGGATGATGAAGAGACAGAGGCAATGCAGCCATTGCTAGAAGAGTACAGCGGGCGGGAATACCGGTTTGAAGATCTTGGAAGCAGTTTGAGCTTTCGGGAAGACGGGAAGCTGGATCTTTCTTTCATCCCTTCAGCCATTGACGAGTACCGGGCTAAAATGTTCAACCGTTAAGCAGACACTTCCCCATTGCCCCCTCATGTGGCCTCGCAAGCCACCCAGGGGACAAAGGGGAGGCGTTCAACAGTGAATGCCGACAGGAAACAACACTAAAACAGGAGATACCATGATAACCACACAACGTAAAACGTACACACAAAACGGAATCGAGTACAATGAACCAGAGATCCCTGCGGGCTTTGTGGTCATTGATTCTTATACCCCGCATTCGTGTCCATGGGACTGCTACGGCAACCGACATTTGCGCGAGTGTTCCAATGTAATGACGGAAGCAGGCATTGAATATGCCGCGCTTGTCACACACCGCCGTGTCTGTGCTCCATTCCCATCAGGCCCTAATGGCCGCGTACGGTTTGGTGACGACATGATGCCGGGGGTGTACCGGCTTGCGGTGCCATCGGCGGAAGCAGAGAACGCAAGCAAAGCATTGATGGGCCATCGGGCAGACGTGAAAGCGTGGATTGATGGCAAACGCGGCATGCCTAAAGCTTGCTGCCCTTATTGATGACACTTCCCCATTGCCCCCTCCTGTGGCCTCGCAAGCCGCCCAGGGGACAAAGGGGAGGCGTTTACAACGAATGCCGACAAGGAAACTAAAACAGGAGACACCATGAACAGACAGAACACACCAAGAGCTTGGTGCATCATGCAGACGATAATTCCGTTCCACCCGGCCATTGTGTCAGGGATGGGGCGCAATCGCAATACTTGGGACTACGAAGCCCGGAGCAAACGGACGGCGCAAAGATGGCTCAAGGCTTTGAGGGAGGCGGCTCCATCGGCTCACTACGTGATTGAGGAATCGCGATAGTAAGCACCCATGGCCGCACAATGCGGGATAACCACCCGCCCGGCCTCCACCTGCCCTGTATTCGGCATTCCGGCAATCACGCCTTTGAGTGTCGAAACGACAGGGCAGAAAACAAACAGGAGACAGACCAAATGACCACACTCCAGTTATGCGAGACAGTGACAGCAAAAGGCACGTTCTACTATATCGACGGAAAACGGGTCTCCCGTGATTCGTTCCTCGCTGCGAAGTTTCAACGTCGCATGGACTCATTCGTCACACGAGTCGAACGCCATGCAGTGAAGAACTTTTCAACGATTTACGTGCCAGCCTGAGAAGCACCCCAGCACAAAGGCCCATGGCGAATAACCATCGTCCCGGCCCCCGTGCATCCAATCAGCCATTAAACAAATGCAGTTGACAAACCCCCGGCCATGTGTTACTAATTTAGTAATGCGTGCCACAGAAGCAGGGCAGACCGGGCGCAGTTAAACAATTTCCAGCGGTGAACGCTGGCGTTAGGAAAGACAGAAGCAGGGCAAAACCAACGGGGGCGACACCCGCTCAAAACGTCAAAAGCAAAACACATGAAAACGACAAACACGCAGATTGCAAAGTACGACCCGGCAGCACCGACAAAATGGGTGCGCTCACAACGCAAGGAGGGGAAATGCTTCTTTTCCACCATGAGCATCATCAGCATGGCGGACAAGCCAAGCATTCATGGCCGGGTCTGGCCGGTGATTGAAGCACGGCTCTATGGCACCGGCAACGCGAACACCTGCTGCTTGTGGGTGTCAGGAGCCGGAGAAAACAAGGTGAGCACGCAGGGCAGTGGACGGGCTGGCGGTTATGGGTACCACCGCCCGTCCGCAGCTCTAGCGCAGGCCATCAGCAATGCCGGATTCACGCTCTCCCGCGACATCGCCGGAGTTGGCGACGACGCAATGCAGGAGGCGCTTCTGGCCATGGCCAAGGCGCTCAAGATCAAGAAACCCGCCGTTGTGCTCAGTTATCAATAAACCACAGGTCGAAACCGTCCCCGCACACGCGGGGCGGTCTGAGGGTTGAGCCCTCACTGACGAGACCGCCAGAAGCAGAGCAAGGTAACAACACAAAAACAGGAGAGACAGAACACCATGAGCAGAAACACCATCGACACACGCGACCTCTACAAACGCCAGCAGGAGCTTCAAGACCTGAAGGATGCACTGGAGAGCGCACGCGGGGAACTAGATCAACTGAACACCAGCAAACCCGGCGAGGACGACTCGCTGGAGGATCTGGAAGAATGGGAAGGCAGTCTGGAAAGCGCACAGTCTGCACTGGACGAAGCACAAGCAGCGTTCGGCACCGATGAACAGGAAGAACTGGAGGAACTGGACAACCTCGAAAGCGAGATTGGCCGGAACTGGCGCGACGGTGAAAGCATGATCCCGGAAGACGAGTTCGAGGATTATGCGCGTGAGCTGGCTGACGACCTCGGCAGCACCAAGGGCAACGAATGGCCCTTCACCTGCGTTGACTGGGAACGCGCCGCCCGTGAACTCGCGATGGATTACACCACCGTGAGCTACCAGGGCGAAGATTACTACGTCCGCGCCTAGAGCCCTCCCGTGCCTCCTCCCCTGTCCGCATAGCCAGCGGTCAGCGTGAGGAGGCCGGGGAGCGTTTTAAAAACCACGCGCCACAAACACATTGTCGTGGACTGGCGTGTTCAGCCATGGGAAGCGCCCACACCATAAGCAGGGCGGACCGGAAACTTTTTAAACCGCCCCTGTTGACAAACCCACAACTTCAACACAAAATCAGTAATAACCCCATGGACCCGCTCGAACCACAAGACCCGTCCGCCTTCGTCCAGGCCGTCATTGTCACCCTCATGGCCTGCGCCTTCGGTGCCGTGCTGCTGGGGTATTGCCATTAAACCAGTCTCAAAAAACACAACATTATGGAAACAGAACAAACACCAGTACCCGCTCAAACCGCAGAAATTAAACACACATTCAAGGGCACCAACTTGAACCTCCAATGCCGGGGGTTTCAGTTCGAGATTGGCAAGACATACACCCATGAAGGCAGCGTCAAAGCCTGCAACAGCGGGTTCCATGGATGTGAAAATCCTCTGGATGTGTTTGGTTATTACCCGCCAGGGGTTTCACGGTTTTTCCAGACTGAGCAGTCCGGCCAGATTTCCATTCATGATGACGATACAAAAGTTGCCTCAGCATCTATCACACTGAAAGCCGAGCTTTTGCTGCCGGACTTTATCACGGCTGCCTACCAATGGGTTTTGTCCAAATGTTCACCACCCACAAGCAAACACGCCACCGGGGACCGATCAGCGTCGAGCGCCACCGGGTACAAATCAGCGTCGAGCGCCACCGGGGACCAATCAGCGTCGAGCGCCACCGGGTACCGATCAGCGTCGAGCGCCACCGGGTACCAATCAGCGTCGAGCGCCACCGGGTACCGATCAGCGTCGAGCGCCACCGGGTACCAATCAGCGTCGAGCGCCACCGGGGACCGATCAGCGTCGAGCGCCACCGGGGACCAATCAGCGTCGAGCGCCACCGGGGACCGATCAGCGTCGAGCGCCACCGGGGACCGATCAGCGTCGAGCGTGTCAGGCAAAAACTCGGTGGCCATGAACATTGGCTGGTATGGCAAAGCAAAAGCATCTGAGAATGGGGCCATTGTGCTTTGCAACCACGATGAAAACGGAAGCCTTCGGCATATCAAGGCGTCCAAGGTTGGCAAAAACGGCATCAAGCCGGACACGTTCTACATTCTCAATGACGATGGTGAGTTCGAGGAGGCCCACCCATGATCCCCTCACGTCTCACCGCACAGATCAACAGCCAGATTGCCGACACCCGCGCCATGACATTGGAGTCCTACGTGGCCTCCCTTGAGCACGCGCAGGCCCGGCAGCAGGCACCATCACAACCACAGCAGCCCAAGCAGGGCGAAGCACAGAAAGGGAAACAACAATGAGCTTTGTCATGATCCCCGTCTTCTCAATTGTTTTCATTATGTCTCTCGTCGGAGCATCAGTTGCTCCATGGCCTGAATGTAAATGGTTCACTCTTGCAATGATGCTTTCCGGGATTGCCCTCCTTTTGATGTTTGCACCCTACATAAATCCATGAACACCACGACCACACCACCATCACAGCACCAGCCATCCCCAGGACTCCGCCACCTCGACGAGGCGGTGAAGAAGGTTCTCTACTTCAGCGATCACAACATGCCTCCCGCACGCAGGGCGCACCCGGCTGACCGTGTGACCGACAACCGCCATGTGTTCCACAGACGGTATTACCGGATTGGCGAGGCGACCAACTTCACGGAGGCCAGTTGATCATGCCCACCCGCTTCGACCTCACCAGAATCACGGACTGGGCTAACACGACCCACCAGCAAGCCGCAGCCACCCTTGGCTGCTCATACGTGACAGCCGTGAGCCTGCGCACCAAGCTGGGCCTGCCCAAGGGTCCGCGCAAGCCGGGCTCCGGCAGCAACCGTTACAAGAACCACCCGCCCAAGCCCCGCAGACCGTGGGACCGGGTGACGGACTGGGGGATGCCGGTGGGCGAGATTGCTGCCCTTGTGGGGTGCAGCAGAACAGCAGTCAGGGAACACATCAAGAAACACAGGAAGACATTATGAAAGAACAAGTACCCACACCACGCACGGACGCAGAAACATATGGAGGAAAAGGCATCATCGGTGCTGGTTATGTCTCCGCCGAATCGTCACGCCGTCTCGAACGTGAACTCGCCACCGCCATCAAAGAACGAGACGAAGCAAGACGGGACGCGGATAACCTTTTCAACCACCTCACATATGTGACAGAACAAGGTTTGGATGTTGGTGGCACATGTCTTTGGCTTCACAAAGATTCCGACTCAGCCAGCGCCATGCTCGAAAACGCACGCAAAGCTCTTGCTGTTCATGAAGTTCTCAAGCCAAAAACACATTAAGTAACGAATCTGCTTGACCAAACCCCGGCCACCGGTTACAACAACCCCCAGTTCACCATCATGCCCCGTCCCGCCCTAGCCGTCCACTGGCCGTCCCAGCCATGGACCAAACACAACAACGCCGCCCTTGCACGCATGCTGGGCTGCCACGAGAACACCGTGGCCGAGCACCGGGCCGTCCATGCTCCCCACACCACCAGAACGCCGGGCAGGCCTGTCACGGTGGACCTGAGCAATGCCGACTTCACGCAGCACGACACCACCATTGCGTTCATCTACGAGTGCCACGTGGACACGGTGCGTGAGTGGCGCAGAACACATAAAGTGCCAGCCTGCACCAAGCCTGTGCCCGGTGGCTCCGGCAGACCGCGTGTGTATGACCGCAGCCGGTTCGACGCAAGCAGGACAGCCCGCGAGAACGCCGAGGCCATGGGCTGCTCACGTCAGATGGCGTGGCTGCTGTTGAAGGAGCACAAGAACAGGAAACCAATGAAGAAAGGGAAGAAGTGAGATGAACACACTTATATGGCCTGATGTTTTTGCAGACAACTCTTTGATTGAAACACGTGAACCCGCAGCTCTTTTAGCCGATGGGCTGTGTGCATGGGGGAACGTAAAAGCTGGAAAAAGTTTTGGCCCAATACCCAAGTCTTTTGGTGAAACCATGGTGAAAATCACAAACAAGCTCGGCATGAAATCAGGATTGCCAGAAGCTTTCCATGAAAAAGCCAACGAGATGTTTCCAAAGCCATGACCTTCATCCCACACAAGCCGGGCGACCCGATGCCCTGCCACGCCGACACCAAGATCCTCGTCAAGCTCTCCAATGGCATGGAGACCACAACACCGATGAAGGCCAGGCAGTGGTTCTGGAACGAGTGCGGGCTCACATCAGTTGTGGGGTGGCAGTATGCGGAAACAGCGAAGAAAATCACACCATGAACACACGAATTGCACCTTGGAAGAGAAAGCCAGCAAAGCCATCAGCAGTTGTTCTTGTCATCCCAGAAAAAGGACAACTTCAAGACCGCATCACACTTGGACGTGAAATCTTTTGTGCAGCTTTTCCTGAGCTTAGAAATTTTCCAATTAAAAGGCTGCATGAGCTTTTCACCAAAGGGGTCAATCTAGGGCTTTATAAAAAGTGGACCCTTGGTGCAAGCGTCATCAGGAATGATCATAAAATCATCCCAGTTAATTTGGAATATTAAACACCATGGACACACTCACCGACATCATCAGGCAGCGGCACTCCCGCATCAAGTCAGCATCGCCACGCGCTGACATCGGCCTCTTCAACTGGGGTGGCAAGTTCGTCTGCTACGGCGACGACGCAGACCGCGTGAACGAGTGGCTGGCGGGCACCGGCCTGTGCGAATACCTAGAGCTGTCACTGGAGCCATGGGACTGGTCTCTTGCCGAGGTCAGCATCCCGCTGGTCTCCATGGACAAGGCCGTGCATCTGCTGTTGCAGCACGCCTCCGTGGCGCTGGTGGACCAGTCCGACGAGCGTGGTGTTCCACGGTTCGTGACGTTTCTGTTTTTGAATAAGTCCGGGTCGGAAGGATTGCCACCATGGACAAAACCCCTGTGCAAAATTGACGGCCCTGAGTTTTTTGAGCACAAAGCTTCCCAGATCTTTGAGGCTGCTGTCGACCCGCTGGCCGATGTGTTTTAATATCAATATGAGCATCACAACAACTCAGATTATTCTTTCATACTTTACCGTGTTCGGTGTTGGTATGTTCATCGCTGCTGAATGGTCCGATATTTGGAAACCATCTGTCCCCGGCATTGTTGGCCTCATCATTGGTCTTTCATCAGCCTTGGTCTACCTCGGCACCCGGCTGGGATGAAGGCCGCACGCCTCCAGTCCCTGCTCCACCAGACCGTTCTCCATGCCCACGGGCTCGACGATCCGCCGTCCCCCGAGAACCTGGCCCGGTTGATGAGCCGCACGCTGTCCTCCTGCCACCTCGCCTACCACACCCACGGGGCGCTGGTGGTGTGGAAGGAAAATAAAGCCGGTGAGATGGAACTTGTGTTTGACACCAGCCGTGGGTCTGCGTTACAAAATGTGTGCCAGTGGTATGCGGAGGAACTGAAGAACCAGAAAAAGATATGAAAATTGAAAAGCTGAAGCCCGGTCAGATTGTTTATGATGTTCACAGGCACAAAATGGGGAACACCACACTTACCAGCATGGGCGTGTGGAATGTACGAATCGTTGAGGTCAACATCGAAAAACAGACTGTGCTGGCTTCATGGAACTGCAACCAAGAACAAACTTATTACCGTGGCACATGGAGCAAGTGGAGAGCCAACAAACCAGTTCTTGTCAAGGTGGGATGGGCACAACGTCTTGCCACCCGTGCTGAATTGAAGGCCTTGAAGGAGGGGAAGCCATGAACACACTTTTTTCTGATTACAGCAAACCGGCCTACTATTACCGGCTTTTTCACGAGGGACGGCCCAAGCCACAGGTTTTCGATTTCATGCTGGATTACAACATGCCAAGATATGTGATTCAAGAACTGGCCGGAACAGGTGTTACCATGTTGCTCCCACCCCAGCCCTTGGTGGATGACCTTTTCCTCGGTACCCCGGCTGGAAAACCAGCAACAACGGTTGACCCCCTCGACGGTGTTTGGTAGAACCCGGACCCCGCCATGCCCGCAGCCAAATATTTTACAGGCCAGTCCGTCACCACATGGGTGTCCTCATGCCCGGCCACCACCTTCCGCGAGCTGGTCGAGACCTGCATCCACACCCCCATCCCCCTGGCGCTCACGCAGGACGGGTTCATGGCGATGCCCAAGGCTGCCCGTGACAAGTACAAGCGGGACAAGCTGACCCTGCTCACCCCGGCTGCCTTCAAGGCGGACAACGTGCCCCGCAAGACCGAGAACGCCACGGTCTGCAACCTGATCTTCCTCGACATTGACGAGGACAAGAAGACCGGCCTGTGCCCTGCCGCCCCGTTCGTCAAGAACCCGCAGATCCTGAGAGACCAGCTCGCCCCGCTGGCCTTCGTGGCCTACCACACGATCAGCAGCACCCCTGAGAAGCCGCGCATCCGCATCATGGTCTCGGCTGATGCCATCCCGTTGTCATTGTACCCGGCAGCCGTGGCCACCATCGCCCAGCGCATTGGCCTCACCATCATCACCCCCGAGTCAGAGGTGGCCGTGCAGCCCATGTTCCTGCCGGTGCTGTTCGCCGGTCAGCACATTGACGAGCACCCGACCTTCTGCGGTGAACTCATCGGTGAGGCCCTGCAACCCCGGCAGGTGCATGATGTGGAGATGGACGAGATCATGGGCGTGGAGCCCAAGGGATATTCCAGCGACAAGGCCTACAACAGTGAAGACCCGCTGGCCTTTCTCCGCCCTCCGGTCCCTGAGATCACCTTGGAGATTGCCAAGGAAGCTCTCTCCCATGTGGACCCGGACATCGAGATGAAGCCGTGGATCGCGATGGCATCAGCCCTCAAGCACCAGTTCTCCCACAAGCACGCGGCTGAAGCATTCGAGATCTTTGATGAGTGGTCGGCCAAGGGCATCAAGAAATACCTCGGGCGCGATGACACACTGACCAAGTGGAACTGCATCCAGCCCACACCAGTTGGCCGGGTGCCCGTCACCATCCGCTCGCTGATCCATGCCGCCGTGGATGGTGGCTACAACGCAGCCCCGGTGAAGGAGGTTTCGTTCAACTCGGTGCTCAACTGGATACGGGAGGAAGGACGGACCAAGACCGACCTCACCACCGTGGCCCTTCAGAAGATCATGGCAGCCGTCATGCTCTCGGACACAGAGGAAGGGGTGTTGCTCAATGCCGTCATCCGGCAGGCCAAGAAGCTCGGCATTGACGCCAGCATCGGGGATCTGCGCAAAGATCTCAAGAAGCTCAAGGCCAAGGCGGCTCAGAAGGATGAGAGCCAGGACAGCAAGGAGATGCCCGGATGGCTCAAGGGCTGGTGTTATGTCACCTCCCGCAATGAGTTTTTCCAACACCGCACCACCCGGCGCATGGACTGTGATGCGTTCAACAACGCCTTTGGCCGCAAGCTCCTTCCCGACCCGGCCACAGCAGGGGAGGACGCGGACCCGGCAGTGTTGTCCAAGCCGATCATCAGGCCCCAAGACTTCGCCCTCAACCTGCACAAGATCCAATGTGTGGACGGCTACCGTTACACACCCTCGGAGCCGGGGAAGATCTACACCAAGAAGGAAGGGCTGTGGTACGTCAACACCTACCGGGCCAACTTCCCCACCCCGACTAAAGAGTATGCTGACGAGGCCAAGGCTCTGATTGATAAACACCTTGAAGTGCTCATCGCCAACCCGCAATATCGGTCAGTGCTGTGGGACTGGATGGCCTTCAATGTGCAGTTCCCCGGCGTGAAGGCCCGTTGGGCTGTGCTGTTCCAAGGTGGCGCTGGTTGTGGCAAAACATTCTTCTTCAAACTGATGCTGGCGGTTCTCGGTCAGGGCCACGCCAAACTGGTCAATAAAGCCTCCATCTCGGGAAACTGGAACGAGTGGGCCACGGGAGCCCAGTTGGTCGGCATCGAAGAAATCCGTGTGACGGGCGAGAACCGTTACGAGATCATGAACAAGCTCAAGGAGCTGATCACCAATGATGACATCCCGGTCAACCAGCGCAACAAGGACACGCGCACCGAGGAGAACATCACCAACTACATCGCGTTCTCGAACCACCACGATGCACTTGCCTTGGCTCACGATGACCGGCGCTACTTTGTGCTGAAGGCCATCCTGCAAGAGGAAGAAGAGATCAAGGCCCTGTCCGAGACCGGTTATTTCACCGCCCTCTTTGACCTGCTCAAGGAACGTGCTGGTGCCCTGCGCTATGTGTTTGAAAATTACCCCATCAGCAGTGACTTCGACGCCAACGGGCGTGCGCCCTACACCATCTTCCGTGACCAGGTCATTGAGGACACCAGTGATGAGGTCACAACGCTGATCCGCCGCCTGATTGAAGAGGGCGAGCATGTGCAGGTCAACAGCGACTTCATCGTGGCCAAGGATCTCAGCGCCATCTTCGACCTTGAGGGTGCCCAAGGGTGCAGCGACCACCAGCTTGCCCAGCGTCTGCGCAACCTCGGGTACCACTCTGGCAAACGCTCCATGCTTGACGGCAAGAAACAGACCATCTGGGTCCGCAATGGACGGCTCAAGGACGTAACCGACCTCGGCGCTTATGTCAGGCAGAAGATGGAGGACCAGAAAAAAATCGCAGACATCTGGTGAATAGTTCTTGCACGATACACTTTCTGTTATAATCTCAGATCACACTTTCCGCCCCAGTCGGCGGAGCAACCCAAAACAAACACAACAAGTCCGATGAAAATCGAAATCACCATCACTCCCGAGTCCGCCAATATTCTCGCCGCCGCCATCGTCTCGGCCATGGGTGGCGCTGCCCCGGCTGCCGCCATCACCGAAACTTCCACAGTCGGTCAGACCAAGGAAACCGCCAGCAAGCCAGCCAAGGCTGCCAAAGCCGAGAAGCCCGCGGCCCCGGCTGTCACGCTGGAAGACCTCCGCGCCGTGGCCACCGAGTGCGTGAACGCTGGCAAGAAGGACAAGCTCGTCGAGATCAACAAGAGCTTCGGTGCCACCGGCCTCTCCAAGATCGAGCCCGACAAGTACCCTGAAGTGCTGAAGGCCCTCAAGGCGCTGGCTGCCGAGGCCCCGGAAGAAGACCCTTGCGCGTAAAGCCGTGAGAATTTTGGAAAATGAAGAGCAGCACGCCAACCGACAAAACTTGGTGTTCAAACGAGCCGAGCGTTCTTTTCCAAATCGCAGGAGGGGACTGTATTCCCCATACCGAGTTGAGAGATTGGTCAAGCTCCCGACTGCTAACAGCACCTGCAAGTGTGGATCACTGATAGCACATAAAAGCCCAAAGACTGAGCAACCTGTTGACAATGTGGTGGCTCATTAATTTTTAAAAGTGCAATGAAACCGTCCCCCCGTCCGCCAGTTATCTCGCTTTCGCCGTCCGCCGCGTCCCGCTGGCTGACCTGCACTGCCAGCCCACGGTTCATCGCTGAGAACGCCGACAAGATCGGCAGCACGGACACCGTGTGGAACGTGGAGGGCGACATGGCCCATGCCGTGGCCAACGCAGTGCTGCTCGGCCAGCCGCTGCCCACCGAGTCCAGGGGCAAGAAGATTCCGAAGGACAAACTGCCTGAGATGGTGAAGCACGCCAGGGGGTTCAAGGCGTTCGTGGATGTGCCGGGACTGATTGACCTGCATTCTGAATTGAAGATCTCACTTTGGTACATGCCCAACCGCAATGGTTATGTGGATGCTGCCAGCCGTGGCAACGATTATGTCCGCATCACTGATCTCAAGTATGGTCAGGGTGTTGCCGTCACCGCTGAAGAAAATGAACAGATGGCCATTTATGCCCGCTCATGGGTGGAGCAAGAATGGGATGACCAGCACAACCTCACCGAGGACACCGTGTTCGAGCTTGCCATCTACCAACCACGCATCCGTGAAGGCGAGAAGATCTCCATCTGGCGGCTCACATGGGCCGAGCTGAAGGAGTTCACCGACAACATCGAGCGCATCGCCAAGAAGATCATTGCAGGCATTGACGAGACCTTCCGCCCGTCACCCGAGGCTTGCCGGTTCTGCCCGATGAAGAAGCCTGCCAAAGGCCCACCATGTGCCGCCTACACCGAGTGGACTGGGGCTGACAGGGCCATTGTCATCAGCGACGTGAACCCGAACGAGGTGATGACCGATCTGCGTCAGTTCGACGAGCGCACCCTCCGGCTCATCGCCGCCAACCGGAACAAAATAAAGACGTTCGTCGATGATGTGTACAAGGCGTTCTACGGTGAGGCCGTCAACGGCAAGATCCCCGAGGGGTTCAAGCTTGTCCGTGGCAAGGGGTCACGGTCATGGGAAGATCCCCAGAAGGCAGCCGAGTTCCTTGAGGTCATGTTCGGTGATGAAGCCCAGACGGAGCCCAAGCTCAAGACACCGAAGGCCATTGAGGACATGATGAAGGCCCACGGCATGAAGCCAGGCGGACTGATGCCCTACATCAGGAAGTTCGAGGGCGGCGTGCTGCTGGTGCCCAACGATGACCCGCGTGAGTCGATCAATATCAACCCGGCTGACGTGTTTCAGAATTTGGACGTGGATTCACTGCCCGCGTCTGAGGAATAGGAAATAGTGAAACAACAAATATGAATACAGACACAGGCCAAATTCTCCCTTGGGATGATGTGCCTCCTGAACAGGTGGACAAGTTCATCCCGGTTTCCCGTGACCTCACCAAAAATGAGGAATTGGAAAAACAGATCAAGCTCTATGCCCCTTGTGTTTGCGGGAGCGGAAAGAAGTTCAAATTTTGCTGTAAAACAACACCAACAAAAACGAAGCCATGACCAAAGAACACGCCATCATCACTGCCAAACAATTCCGTAAAGATGCGGACGAACTCCTTCAGCGCATGAAGGAACACAAAACAGATCTGCTGAAACATGCACAAGTCCCGCTGGGGTTTGATGACCAGAGTGAAGCGATTGCTCAACACATCCTTTCCATCCGTGATCTGGAAAGCTGCATCATGCGTCAAGGCATGGCGTTGAAGTATGTGGGCAACCCCAACCCATACCCTAGCTCCAAAGACCCCAGCAGCACTGTTGTCGAGCCGACATCAGATGGTCTGAAAATGTAATTCTTTTCAACCCCAACACATCATGCACATCCCAGGCAAACTCGAAGCTTCCAAACGCACACCCAGCACACGGTTTTTCAAACAACACCGAGTCCTGACTCGTGAACAAATGGTTTCCCCACAAGTTCAACGTGTTGCCAAGATTTTTGGTGACAAACACCGCATCAGCACATGGCAGAAGTGCTGCGAACAGGCCAACAAGATTGCGCGGAAACGCGCACTGGGACAGCTCGGCATTGCCGTCTAACCCATTTTCAACCCCACACCCAAAACACACAACACCATGGCTAATACATCAGGCAAAAAAGAAATCGCAGGCATTCTCATCGAGAATGGCCGTCTCAGCTTCGACGACCTCTACGAGCCCACGGCCTCCGTGGAAGGCGGGCGTCTCAAGTACCGCTGCAACATCATCATTGACCCTACCACCGACACCGGCAAACGCAACATCAAGAAGATCGAGAACCTGATCAGGCAGGTCGAGCTGGAAAAGTTCAAGAAGTCCCCGGCCACATACAAGACCGATGACCGCAAATGCTTCGTGGACGGTGACTCCTGCCTCAACCAAAAGACCAACGAGGTCTATGACGGCTACGCGGGCATGGCCATTCTCAAGGCTGCCAATGACAAGCGCCCGTCCGTCGTGGACCGTGACCTCACTCCGCTCACCGCCGAGGACAACAAGACCTACGCCGGGTGCTACTGCAACTTCTTCATCCGCATCTATGCAGTCTCGGGTGCAGACAAGGGCGGCAACGGTCTCTTCGCCAGCCTCGAAACCGTGCAGTTTGTCAAGGATGGCGAACCTTTCGGCGGTGCTCCGGTTGATCCGAAGTCAGTGTTCAAGAACCTGGAGAAGGACGGCGACTCGGACGACGAGGCCGGGGACGACGAGGCCGGGGACGACGATCTTGACGGCGTGATGTAACCCCCAAACACCTTGCCCGTGCTGTTCTTGGAGACGTTTGATGGTGAACTCTGAAAACGTCGAACACCGGTCTGTCTGGGCACAGACTCAAGGCCGGATTACAAGATCAGCACGGGCATTCTTTTTTTTTTTTACTATGAAACCTACCCCTTATTTCGTTTTTGATGTTGAATCTGTTGGCCTCCATGGCGGGGCTTTTGCTGTGTGCTTGTATTGACGACGATCGTGTTTCGAGAAAATGGGAAGGTCCATATCCTTTTGTCGAGATCTCCAGCATCATGATGGCTGCGGGCATGGACCCGATGATGGATTACGAGCGAACCCCTTCCGAGATGCCAAAGCACAACCCATACACGGACTCCGTTCAATCGGCTCGTCTGCTGTTTGAAGCTCTTAGCAAACTGGCATTTTGAAGATGGCCCCCCCAACCACCAGCCCGAAGCGCCGTCGTGTCCACATGGACTACGAAACGTTCAGCGCAGCCCCCTTGGGCGGCAAGACAGGCGTGGGTGCTCACCGCTATGCGCGTGACCCGAGCACGGAGATCCTGCTCATCGGTCTGGCTGTGGGTGATGACCGCCCCGTGGTGTGGGTCAATCCAGAGATCTGCGAGAACCCCAATCCCGAGGATCAAGAGATTGCCGAGGGCATCCTTGCTGGTCTCTGTGATCCCAATGTCGTCATTTTCGCTCACAACGCTCCATTTGAGGTTGCCATCACCCGTGCTCTTTTTGCCAAGGCTACGGATTATCCTTCACCCCAACCACACCAGTTCCGCTGCACACAGGCGATGGCCCGGCGTGCCGGGCTGCCACCAGCCCTTGAGGACGTTGGCAGCATCCTCGGTCTGCGGGCTCAGAAGGACAAGGCCGGTCACGATCTCATCAAGAAGTTCTGTGTTCCCCAGAAGAACAAACAGAAGCCGACCACCAACGCCAAGCTGCTGGCCAAGAGGGCTGAGAGCCCGTTCCGCGAGCGCATCCTGCCCACCGACTCCGAGGCTGACATGGCCGACTTCAAACGGTTCATCGAGTATTGCCGTCAGGACGTGGAGGTGGAGCGCCAGGCCGCGCGCACGTTGAAGTACTTTGCCCTGAGCGGTGACGCTCTGGCCACGTTCCAGCTCGATCTCACCATCAACGAGCGCGGGTTCCCGGTGAACCTGACAGCCATCAACAACGCGGTCAAGATCATTGAGGAGACCGAGGCCAAGACCGGAGCCGAGTTCTTCGCACTCACGGGACTCAAGCACACCCAGCGGGAAAAGATACTCACTTGGTTGCAGCAACGCGGCTGGCAGGGCAAGGATCTCAAAGCGGAGACCGTGGACGCGCACCTCGATAGTGCCGAGGGTGCCGGTAGCTCGGAGTCGGACGAAGATGATGAGGACAGCCAGGAGGCCGAGTTCGGTGAAGACGACGGTACCGACATCAGCCGGGCGCTCATGTTGCGCAAACGGCTTACCTACGCTGCTGTCAAGAAGGTGAAGGCCATCCTCGCCATGGTCGGGCCTGATGACAACCGGGTCCGTGGCACACTCATCCTGTGGGGTGCCGGGCCGGGCCGCTGGGCCGGGTTCAAGGTGCAACCCCAGAACATGAAGCGCCCGTCCACCCGGCTGGTGCGTGACATGCCGTGGAAAGCCATGGGGTTCAAGTCCGAGGGCAAAGCCTTGAGCTGGCTCACCCAAGCCGCGTATCGGGACATTCTGGCCGGACGTGATGCCGACTGGCTGGAGATGGTCTATGGTCCACCCCTTGAAGTGGTCAGCTCGTGCATCCGTCATTTCATCCACGACTATCAGGTGTGTCCGCATTGCGGTGGCACGGGCAAGCCCCCGGAGAAGTGGTACAAGCGCAGCGAGCCGTGCTCGAAGTGCGCCAGCATGAAATACCTTGAGAACTACATGCTCTCCGCCGATTTCGCCGCCATTGAGGCCCGTGGTGTGGCATGGCTGGCCGGTCAGGAAGACGCGCTCGAAGAGTACCGCCAGGGCATTGACCGTTACAAGAAGATGGCCAGCAGGATCTACGGCGTGCCCTATGAAGAGGTGCAGGAGTTCCCCCAGCGTTTCGTGGGCAAGCAGGCCGTGCTGCTACTGGGATACCAAGGCGGTGGCCCCAAGTTCCGGCAGACCTGTGAGAAGTATGGCTATTTCGACCTGCCCGAGGGCTTCGAGGATGAGGTCGTCAAGATCTACCGTGAGTCGCACCCCGAGATTGTGAAGCTCTGGCGCAAGATGGACCAGTGCTCACGGGCTGCCGTGTTGAGCCCTGGCAAGGTGATCGAGGTCAACGACAAGCTCTCGTTCCGGGTCATGGAGATTGCCAATGGCACGAGCTTCCTGCTGCTCCGGCTGCCGAGTGGCCGGGAGATCAGCTATCCGATGCCCGAGCTGGTCAAGTGCCTGAGCTACACGCACAAGGGCAAGCGGGTGCAGATCTTTGAACCGCAGCCCGAGGACATCCAGAAAGCCATCGAGCGCGTGGGTGAGAAAAAGTATTTCCTGAAGGATGTTGTCACTTATTATGGCAAGACCGGGAAAGATGGCACGAAGGCTTGGGGTAGGGTTCCTACCTACGGAGCAAAACTAGTCGAGAATGCCACCCAAGGATTAGCCGCCGACTTTATGGTCAATGGCGCTCTCAACTGCGAAAAGGCCGGATACGAGATTGCCACCCTCATCCATGACGAATCTCTCAATTACAAGAAGCCGGGACAGACACCGGAGGAACTTTGCAGGCTTCTCGCCAGCACACCAGAATGGGCAAAGGGCATGCCTCTGCTGGCCGAAGGAAAAACAGTGCCTTTTTACATGAAATGAAAATTAACACTCAACATATTTGCCCACCTATTTCTGACCGTTCTTTTGACTGGCTGGCAACTGTGGAACATCTGAATGAAGACAGCCCCAAAGGCTGGGGTAAAACTGAGGCCGAAGCCATCGCTGACCTCACAGAGCAGATTAAAGATGACTGTGACCACGAAGATTTCCGAGAAGATCTTGCTTGGCTGCAAACCATGTAAACTGGTTATGAAAAATGAACTTCCAAGCACCAATCTTTACGATTGGAAAACTGACAAAGTGTGTGAGACCACCAAGGCTGTAGATGTCACCGCCGAACTGGGCATGCCTCTAGGAGATGATCATCTGTTGCTCCTTTACACCGAAGACCGGAACGGCGAAATTGTGCAAATGCGGCACGGGTGCTCATCACTACACTACCACACTGAAAGCATTGACCGAGAAGAGAACGCAGACAGCGCCCTTTCAAACATGGCCCATTGGTGTGGCACCACGAAGAAAAAGCTGATTGAAATTTGCATCAAACATTCACCCACAATCAAACCATGAACACACCCACCACACCACCAAAACCACAGCCGGTCGATCTCATGATCGACATCGAAACCATGGGCAACACTCCAGGTGCCGCCATCCTCTCCATTGGAGCCGTCTTCATCAAGGACGGCAAACTGGGGCATGGATTCTACCAGCCTGTTGACCTCCAGAGCTGCCTTGAGAACGGCCTCAAGATGGACGCTGGCACTGTGCAATGGTGGATGAAGCAGTCTGATGAAGCCCGTGAGTCCATTACACGGGAGACCGGTGACAACATCATTGCAGTGCTGGCCAACTTCTATGGCTGGGTGACTCAGAATGCCCAAGGCGCTGAAGTTCAGGTGTGGGGCAACGCCGCCACGTTCGACGTGGTGCTCATGGAGGAAGCCTTCCGCCGTGTTGGCTATGACATCCCATGGAAGTTCTGGGGCCACAGATGCTACCGTACGCTGAAAAACCTCTTCCCCGGCGTTCCGAAGCCCGAGTTCACCGGCATCAAGCACCACGCGCTTGACGATGCCAAGTTCCAGGCGCTGCACCTCATCAACATTCTTGAACACATAAACTGTTTGCAGAACGTGTCTGATTCTGCTACAAACTCACCACAAACCAATGAACAAAAAACACCCGTCGTCCAAAGCCCCGGCTTCGCTGCCAACCCTGATGCATCAAGCCACGACCCGGCTGAACAAGGCAACCCAGAACCATGTGCGTGCGAAGATCCCGCAGCCGGTGTTCCCGGCACGCCTTGAGGTCGTTGTCTCCACAGCCTTTGTCAGGAACAACACCCCGCTTCTGGTCAACTGGCCCACGCTGATCAAGGTGTTCAACGAGTCGGCCCCCACGGCTGACCGTCTGCGCAAGCTCATCGTGGCAGAGGTGCAGACCCGCAACAGGCCCACCATGCTCCGCCGCCTCCTGAGCCGCCTGCACATCGTGGAACGGCAGGAGATGATGAAGGTGCTCAAGATTAACTGAACAATTGGAAGGCTGGGTTGAGCGGTTGCAAAGGAGAGCCTAACGCTGGTGCGATTCCAGCAGCGATGCCTAGTCAATAGCGGGATGACAACCCGCCCGCTCAACCCAGCCTTCCAAAACACAACAAACACACGAACATGAATCTCAACGAACTCTCAAAAATCGTCCATCAGGCCAACATCAAATGGTGGCAGGACCCCATCACCAAAGAACCGATCAAACGGAACAAAGGTGAACTTCTGGCGCTGATCCACAGTGAAATCTCCGAATGCCTTGAGGGCGAACGGAAAGATCTCATGGATGACAAGCTCCCCCACCGCAAAATGGCCGAAGTGGAGCTGGTGGATGCCATCATTCGTATTCTTGATTACGCTGCCGGGTTCGGCTATGACCTTCAAGGAGCATTTGATGAAAAGATGGCCTTCAATGCTGTGCGTGAAGACCACAAGCATGAAGCCCGGATCATCGCAGGCGGCAAGCAGTTCTGACCACCATGCCCCCCAAGTTCTACAACCCGGCCAAGCACAAGCCCCGTGAGAAAGCCATCGAGGCTGCCATTGGCCGGTATGCCGTGAGCAGGGGGTGCCTGTGGTGGAAGTTCACCAGCCCGAACAACCGCTCGGTGCCTGACCGGTGGGTGCTTACCCCCAATGGTGTGGCTGCTCTCATGGAGGTGAAACGCCCCGGCGAGAAGCTGACAGTCGGACAGGCCCAGAAGATCCAGGACGTGCATGACCGCAACGGGCTTGCCGACTGGACGGACAACGTGGAGAAGGGCAAACGGATCATCGACGAATGGTGCTCGCTGCCGGGGCCGAGGGATGGCAAACTGGAGGGCGTGTGGTGAAACCTCGCATTTCAATATCATTTTCAGGTGGGCGCACAAGTGCGGTGATGACGAAACTGGTGATCGAAAATCTCGGCCCCACCCATGAGATCAATGTGGTGTTTGCCAACACTGGACAGGAGCACCCGGCCACATTGGATTTTATCAAGGAGTGTGATGAGCGGCTGGGGTTTGGCACTGTGTGGCTTGAGGCGGTGGTGGACCCCACCATAGGCAACGGCGTCAGGCACAGGATTGTCACCTATGAAACCGCAAGCAGGGATGGCAGGCCATTCAGGGATTACATTGCCAAGTACGGCATTCCGAACATGGGGAACCCCTCCTGCACGGCCCGGCTGAAAGAAAATGTGATGGAAAGTTATCTGCGCAGCATTGGGTGGAAAAATGGGACTTATAAAAAAGCCATTGGCATCCGGGCAGATGAGGCACACAGGATGTCAGCCCGTGCGGCTGAGGCCGGGTTCATCTATCCACTTGTGGGCATGGGGTACACCAAGGAAAAAGTGGTGCAGCATGTCAGGTCGTGGGGGTTTGACCTGACGATTCCCGAGCATCTGGGCAACTGCACGTGGTGCTGGAAGAAGTCATGGCGCAAGCTCCTTACCGTGGCCAAGAACAACCCTGAGTTCATGGAGTTCCCGGCAAAGATGGAGAAGGAGTTCGGCGGGTTCAAAGTGACACCGGCAACAGCGTCGCCGGACGGACGGAGGAACTTCTTTCGAGGCCACAGGACCACCACGGATCTCATGGTAGGCGTGTTGTTCGATGATTTTGAGGAGTTCACCGACAAGCACCACATCCCGTACGACGAGAGATTCGACTTCGGCGTTGGCTGCGGGGAGTCGTGTGAGGTGGGGTCTGATGAAAGGTATGGCGTGGAGGTGCCCGACGAGGAAGAGATAACCGACGAAGACCTCCTTGCCGACATCTGGTAGTCCTGCATGCACTACTCCCCGTCAGAACCCCAGCGGCTGGCCCGCAGTCACCTGCTGGCGCACCCAGACACGTTTCTGCTCATGGGGATGGGCCTTGGCAAGACGGCCACCATCATTGACCACCTTGATACCCTGCTGCTCACCGGAGAGGCCAGAGCCATGCTGGTGCTCGCTGCCGGGGCCGAGGGATGGCAAACTGGAGGGCGTGTGGTGAGATGAATATTCAACTGATATTTGGTGAATGCCTTGAGTACATGCAGGAAATAAAAACCGGCAGCGTGGACATGGTGATGGCTGATTTACCTTATGGCACGACTGCCTGCAAATGGGATGCAGTGATTCCCTTTGCCCCGCTGTGGGATCAATACCGGCGCGTGTGCAAAAAGAATGCGGCTATTGTGCTCACTGCGAGCCAGCCGTTCACAAGTGCTTTGGTAATGAGCCAGATCGAATTGTTTAAATACAGTTGGACGTGGGCAAAGACAAATTGCACTGGATTCGCGAATGCGAAAAAACAGCCGCTTCGACAAATCGAGGATGTTCTAATTTTCTACACTGGTCAGCCGACGTATAATCCTCAGGGCGTGACGAAACTCTCTTCTGGTAGAGTGCGGACAAAAGAAACAGGCGACGTTATGGGTCGAACAGGGTTTAAAGATGGTTACGTTCAAGAGGTAACAAATTACCCTAAAAACCTTCTCCAGATACCCTCAGAAAGAGGGTATCACCCGACTCAAAAGCCCGTCGCCCTAATGGAATACCTCATCCGCACCTACACCAACGAAGGCGAGACGGTGCTCGATAATACCATGGGCAGCGGCACAACTGGGGTGGCCTGCATCAACACAGGGCGCAATTTCATCGGCATCGAGCGCGACCCCGAGTACTTCAAGATCGCACAAAGCCGGTGTGATCCTCTCGCTGGTATCTGGTGATGCGCTACTCCCCGTCAGAACCTCAACGGCTGGCCCGCAGTCACCTGCTGGCGCACCCAGACACGTTTCTGCTCATGGGGATGGGCCTTGGCAAGACGGCCACCATCATTGACCACCTTGATACCCTGCTGCTCACCGGAGAGGCCAGAGCCATGCTGGTGATCGCACCGCTGGCCGTGTGCAACCTGACATGGCCCAACGAAGTGGCCAAGTTCGAGCAGTTCCGTCAGATGAGGATTGCTGATCTGCGCACTGAGGAAGGCCAGAAGCAGTTCACCAATGGCACGGCTCACATCTACACGGTCAACTGGGAGTCCCTGCCCACCGTGGCCGTGCTGCTGGCCAAGCAGAAGTCACTGGCCGTGCCTTACGACATGGTGGTGTTTGACGAATCAACAAAAAGCAAAAGCAGTAAATCTATTAGGTCAGCCATCTACCGCGAATACTGCCCCCGTGTCGCCCGGCAGATCGCGATGACCGGCACCCCAGCCCCCAACAGTGAGGCCGACCTGTGGGGACAGATGATGATGGTGGATGGTGGCAAACGGCTCGGCCCCAGCTTCAGCAACTTCCAAAAGACTTATTTCAAACCCACTGACTTTCGCAAATACAAGTGGGTGCTCAAGGACGGTGCCGGGGAGCGAATTTATAAACGGATCAGTGATGTCACCCTGACGTTGAGGACCAGCGATTGGCTCGATCTGCCGGACACCGTGGTCAACGACGTTGAGGTTGATCTGGGTTCTGCGTTAATGTCACAATACCGTCTGTTTGAGGACGAGCTTGTGACCCAGATCCGTGACAAGGTGATCACAGCCCCCAATGCTGCCGCGCTCATCACGAAGCTCATGCAGTTCACCAGTGGAGCCACGTACGACGAGGAGAAGCTGGTGCATGAGATCCATGACAAGAAAGTGCGGGCGCTGGTGGAGACGGTCAGGAAGATTGACGGTCCCACGCTCATTGGCTACGCCTACCAGCACGAGGTTGACCGGTTGAGGAAGGCGCTGCCCAAGGCGGAGTTCTTCTCCGACTACAAGAACAAGGCGGCACAGGTGCAGATGCTGGCACGGTGGAACGCGGGCAAGATCCCACAGCTCGTCGCCCACCCGGCCTCGATGGCACACGGCCTCAACATGCAGGACGGCGGATGCAACCTTGTGTGGTATTCCCAGACTTACAGCCGGGAGAAGTCCGAGCAGATGCTGGGCCGTCTGTTCCGGCGCGGCCAGCGGAACGAAGTCAACCTGTGGCGGCTCATGTGCCCCGGCACCGTGGACTACGCCGTGGCTCTGGCCCTGGAGAACAAGGCTGCCAGCGAGAACACCCTGCTGACTGCACTGCAAAGCCTTGAGGCGTTCCGCCGTGGTGGCGGTGTGGTTGAGATTGGAGATGACTCGGATTTGATGGAGGATGAATATGAGTGAACCGAACCCATCTGAGTGGAAGCCAGACTACTCAGTCACCCCTCGGCGCATCGTCTGCGCTGCAAACCGAAACCGTCAATCTGGGCGCATTATTTGTGGCGCCCGCCATTGGGATGCTGTTATGCGTTCACAAGTTAAAGCCGATGAAGGTTTTACGGGGTGGGATCAAGGTTTCATTGACCAGTTTGGTGGCTTTTTGAATCGTCAAGAAGCTTGGGTGGTTGCAGCCGATCAAGACCAAATTCGCAAGCTTGTATCAACCACAGGAACACTTTACAGCGAAAATTTATACTGATGAAACCCCCTCGCATCACCAGCCTCAAAATCGTCCAGACCCCGCTCCCGTTGACTGGTGAGTCCACCATGTTTAATCCGCTCGCCACACAGGTCGGTGGGCAGCACTACAAGAACATGCCGATCCAGCCGGTGGAGTTCAGCGAGCGCAACCAGTTGCCCTACTGCATGGCCAACGTGATCAAGTATGTCAGCCGCCACCGGGCCAAGCACGGGCGTGAAGACCTTGAGAAGGCCATCCACTATTGTGACCTCGGCCTGTCCATGTACGAGCAGACCAAGACCGCCTGGCGCACCCAAGACTCGGACTGGGCCATCACGCCTCTGCGGTTCTGTCAGGAAAACAAGTTCGACGCCCCCACCACCAAGGCCGTGATCCACCTATGCAGCGTGTTCAGCCGTGGCAGCATGGGGTACCTTGAAGCCAAGCAGGTGCTTGAGGACATCCTTATGACGGATTACCCACCGCTGCGGGCTAGCAGGAGGAGATGAACTGGCGCAGATCTTCCACCCGATTCACCCACCCCCGGCCATATCGAGGGAACTGGCGCAGCCGGGTGTAGTAGGTCTTCCGACGTTCGAGCATGGCCAAGGCCGCGTGCAATGGATTGCCCACAGCGGATGCAGAAGCCAATGTCTTGGAGCCGACTTTGCCATCCACAGTGGCCCCCACGACAGCCTGAAGCATTTTGGCACTGGGGACCACGCCAATGTTCACAGTGCCGTCGAAATGACAAATGGCCAGAGCTTCGGGCAGGGCATCCCCATGAGCGCGTTTCCACTCATCGTTGTGGTAGCTCTGCACAGCCTCTTCGAGTGTCAGGTTCTCGATGTCCAACAGGGGATGGGAAGCTTGGTCAATGCCCCACTTGGTGGTTCCACCGCTGTCCTTGGGGTCGTGCTCCGTTTTGACGGTGCCATCAGGGTGATACTCGTTCTCGTGTGCCAAAACGAACAGGAGAGCCCGCTGGAAAGCTTCGCTGTATGGCTTGATGGCATCAAACCACCCCGGCAATGCTTGAACTCGCTGATAATCGTTCATGGCTGGACCTTTCCGACTGGATTCTTGGCGCTGGTGACGGGCAGATGGTTCTTGACGGCTTGAGCGCCCCCGGCCAACGCGGCTCCCTGCCATGACCCAGTGGCCAGTCCACCGGCCAGCGCAGCCGCGCCATCCTTAACAAGGTTGGCTTCGAGTGTGGCCTTCTGATCAGCCGTGAGGCCGCAGGAGGTGAGAGCCAGTGTGGCGATGAGGAGAATGGGTTTCATGGTGTGGAGTGTTTCTGGTCTTGGGCGTCGTTCTCGATGATACTTCTCATGGTGCGCTCGAAGATCTGGCCTTCAGTGAACCACGTAGAGTGATTATATGTGTGGTTGCTGTGATCGAACACACGTCCTGGCCATCTGGCGGCAAACTCACCTCCACGAAGGCCCATTGATCCATATCCAAGGCCAGCCCAGCCTCCGAGAATACGAGTGACTTTGGCAAACTGGAGAGCCTTGTCATTAAGGCTGCCATAGATGTGAACACGGCCTACCACATCACTGATGATGGCGTCCTCGAAGTCAGACTCTTGGGCAGCCGGGGCGAACAGGTGGCACGAGGCAACCACAGTGCCGATGTCCCGCAGCAACCGTGCAATGATGTCAGCGCCGTTCGAGTGGCCCACCAGCACCACACGGTATCCAGCTTGTGTGGCTCGTGACACTTTCCGTGCCAGCTCATCAGTGCGTTTCCGCTGGCCGATGAACCGTGTCACGGCAGTCGTGTAGTACTCACGCCGGTCTGCGCTTACACCATCAGGTGTGCGAAAGTTGATGTAATCACAGAACCGCTCCGGCCAGCCTTGAGCGTCACCGGGATGAAACCGGATGCCATTAATGGCCAAGAAAAAAGTCCTGCTCATGATGGCAGCCTCCAATGCACATAGAGGATGAACCCCAGCACATTCATCACCCACACGGCCACAATGATGATCCACCTGTCCTCAAGGGACCGAATACGCGTTGAATGAGACTCTTGATTGGCTCGAATTTGAGGCAGTTCGTTCGTGTTGAGTTTGACTGTGGCAATCTCACTGGTCAGCGTTTTGAGGGACGCCCGGACTTCCTCATGCCACCGGGCCACTGCATCAGCCTTCTCTTTGAGAAGGACGGCATTGGCCAGCTTCAGTTCGGCGGCTTCTTCTTCGGGTGTCATTTTTTGGCGTGTTCGATCAGTTTTTCGTCGGCTTCCCGCACTGCTTTTGACGCTTTCTCCAAGCGCAGATCAGCAGCACAAGCTTCTTCCATGAACTTATCGACCACGCATCGGGCTGGCGCTTTGGTCTCCTCCTCTTGAGCCTTGATGACCACTGATGGTGCTGGCCTGATGGACGCAGCCAGCTTCTGGTCGTCATGAGGGATGGAGAAGAACGTTGTGACCATGGCTCATTGCTCGAACCCGAGCTGTTGAAGGATGGAAAAAGTGAACCGGCTGGGCGGCAGTTTGGAAGCATGCATTTTCATGGCTTCCTTCAAAAGATCCCGTGATTTCTCTGGGACGCTGATCTCGCGTGAGTTTTCATCCACCCACCCTGGTTTGTCTTCCACCTTTTCCGGGGCGGCAATCAAGGCCACCAACTCGGCAGCTCTCATCACATCTGAAGGTGTCTTGAAAGTATCAGGGATATGCATGATCGAGTGGATCAGGCATGCAGTACCGTTGGTGAGCTTTAGAGGGTGATTCATGAGAGCACACTTTTAACAGCAGCCTCAACCGTGTCAAGCTTGTCCGGCTGGGCCATGACAGCAGCACCGAGTGCCATCAGACGCTCATTCGCGGCCATGGCCAGTCGGTCAGCCTCTTGTTTCGCCGCCACATAACCCGCCGTTTCCTCGTCGCGAAAGATCTGAGCAAACGTTTTGATGTCAACAGGCGGCTGCCCGCTGCCAACGTTGAACTGGTCAACGCGCAATTGCCATGCTGGGAGGGCTTCGTCGGGGATGTAGGTGGTGATTTGCATAGGTTAAGTACCAGTAAGGCCAATGACAATGCCATTTTTTACTTGGATTGATGTGATAACTGTAAAAGGGCCTGCGGTAACACCTACTGATCCAGATGCGCTGTACCCGCCAGCATCCACAGATCCATACCCAGTGCTTCCGTCAGTCACTTTAAGTGCCGATGCCGAAACACGTTTGATGCCAGAATCTCGTGTGCCATTCAAGTCTCCATTGGTCCAAATAAGAGACACTGAATAGGGTAAAACAAGTCCGTTTCCTCCCCATACCCCGACAGTGGGTCCATTGTTCGACCCCAATTCGAGAAATCCAAAGCCAGAGGTTGAGATGTAATTGCCCGAAGCTTCGCGAATGGTCAGTTTGCCGCTGGCGTTATATTTAAGCCAGTTGGTGCCATTGATGGCCAGTCGAAGAAGATCACCAGAAAAACCTGCTCCTGCATTGACTCCGATGGTGGTCCCGTTGGTGTTCCAGTTGGTGTTTGCTGTGGCTCCTGCGGGTTCAATCAAAAACAGCGGTTTGGTCGAGGTGCCTGTCCCACCTGCAAAGATGGCCCCGCTCAA